AAAATGCCTAAGAAAACATATCGAGTAGTCGTGTGCTATGAAGAAGGTTTCGTAATGGAAGTCGAGGCAGGCAATGAGGCACAAGCTGAACAGATAGCCTACGACAAGGTAGATTATTGGGGCAATAGTGCCGCAGATAAATGTGTCCACAGGGATTTCTGGGTGGACACAGTAGAGGAGCAGGAAAATGACTAAGAAGTATAGAGGCGTAGCCACGATGTCTATCGATATGTTTGTAGAGTTCGACGAGGCTGACATACCGCTAGACATGGACGAGCATAGCTTTGCTGAGTTCCTAGCTCACACTGGTGAGTGGCAAGAAGAACCTGCAAGCGGTGACTTTAAGATTTACGAAGTAATGGAGACTACAGATGACACGACTATCACCTACCACTAACGCAATCTGCTGGGCAAGCGGTCACTTCCTGACCAACGAGTTGCCTGTTGATTACGACAACATGAACGACAAGCAAGTGCTAGAGTATATAGCATTCCATGTCTGCGAACAATACGAGAATGACCTGCCTGAAGTTGTGTGGGACATGATTGAATGGCTCGCAGAAGATGCAGTGAATAACATTGAACGACTAACAGCAACCATATAGGAACATCACATGATACGAGCAATACTAATTGACCCCTTCACTCAAACGATTGAAGAGGTGGACTATTCAGGTGACTACAAGGACATCTATGCACTGATTGACTGCGAAATATTTTCAACAGTATATGTTGACCACATGGACACGATGTTTGTGGATGACGAGGGTCTGTTTGTAGAAGACCAGCGATACTTTAAGATTGGGTTGAACGAACAGCCCTTGGCTGGCAAGGCTCTGGTTCTAGGCACAGATGACAACGGGGAGTCTGTAGACTGTGTGTCTACCCTCAAGAGTATACAAGAGATGGTCGAGTGGTGTCCCGAAGGGATGTCGGTAGAACCACAGTTTGGCTTCCTGCCTATGGAAGAAGACGTGAACCTAGACACACTGTCCGATAAGGACTTAATTGATTTAATCTTTGGCGAAAGGGTATTACACTAATGCTTGACATCCCACTATCAATATCGTATATTGAAATCGGTATTCTAATCGGCGTATGGCTGAACACGAGTATCAACATTTATAATTTTTCGAAAAGGAAATAGCCCATGGCTAGATATGAAGTAACATTTGTAATTGACACAGACCTAGAAAATGTAGGCACACAACCTTGGTGGCCTTTGATTGGCGAGGAAGCAATGCCGATTGAGTGGCTCGAATACATTGCTGTTCGTGACCTCACACCTGACGAGTATGTGCTTGATGTAGAGTTCGAACCTGATACAATCAACGTGGTTGACATGACCCAGCAGGAAGATGTCATCCACCAACCCAACCTGCAACTAGTGGTGAACAATGACCAGAGCAAGCAAGAGGACGAGGGCGAACCAGACGAAGCGCCGAAGGAATAGCCACGCAAAGTCACTGTCTCAAGGACAGTTCCAACCACAAACAATCCAGCCCAAGAAGGGCAAGGGAAGCTACACAAGAAAAGGAAATGCAGAAGATGCCGAATAAACACACTAAAATGTTCAAGCCTTGGTATGAGGATAACGCCCTAAGTATCTGGGAAACAAAGACAAATAGCCGTGGCTTCAAGGAGTCGAGCAAGGCTAAGCACATTCGAGCCAAGGACTATGACCGCCTTGGTAAGGAGTGGGAACGTGAGCAAATCTGGAACGATGGGTATTAGAAATGATTGAGTTACTAGCGACACCGCTTATGTGTATGGCAATGAATATCTATCACGAAGCACGAAACGAAAGCACAATGGGACAGCTTGCTGTGGCACAGGTGGTAATGAATCGTGTCGAAGATGACCGCTTCCCTGACGAGGTGTGTGCTGTGATTACACAGGGCATACATTGGGAGAGCAAGCCAGCCATGAACAGATGCCAGTTCAGTTGGTATTGTGACGGGATGTCTGACGAGCCACGTAATGAGAAAGCCTTTGTCCGCTCACAAGAGATTGCCGCAATGGTTCTCAACGGATGGACACAATCATTCGCTGATGGTGCAACACACTATCATGCAGACTATGTGATGCCAAGCTGGGCGCACACCTTTACCAAGGTGGCAACGATTGATAACCATATATTTTACAGGTGGGACTAATGAGCAACCTATGGGAACAAGATAAAAAGCAACTCTTTCGAGACTTGTATCACCAATATCTTGACGAAGGATATAGTCAGAAGGAAGCAAAGAAGATGGCACGGGAAGAGGCAAACGACCTGCACTCAGACAGCGTGAGCTTTGCCTTCGGTCTTTCTGAGCAGGAGCATGACGAATGAAACAGATTTCTCTTCGCAAGCTCAAGAAGATGGACGGGTTCTTTGGTAGGCTGTTTGTCTACGACGAAGACGCAGAGCAATGGCTTGAGCGTATGAAACTTAAGATGGGTTACGACTATGTCTATGACAAGCGTAAACAAAACGAAGGCGGTTCAAGTTTGATACTTGCCTACTTACACAAGGAGTGATATACAATGGACGAGAAAACACTTAAGCGACACCGTGATAATGTTCGCCGTATTACACAAGAACGTAGGAGAACAAAGGCGTGGCTTCAGAAGAAGCAGGACACGTTGAAGCGAGCTTGGTCTAGGTTCCACCCGATGGAGCTTGACCCAGACAATCGTGTCTGGTATTATGATGGCGATGGAACGAAACGATATAAGGAAACAGACGAGGTTTATAATGACTAAGACAGACAAGCAAAAGAAAAAAGCAATCCGCCGCAAGGCAATCACAATGCAGAATAATTCTGACCGCAAGATAACAATCACAGAAGCAATCAAAGAGGTTTCAAATGTATCGAATGATGTATAAGACACAAGGATGTGGTGCTGCGTTTATGGAGAACGTCCAAGACAGGGACGAGTTCCTACGCTTTCGTGACCTACTAGCCAAGAGTATGGGCTTCACGACTGAGACAGTAAACAACAAGCTCTTCATCTATGACGAGGGCAAAGAGTTCGGAGTATATTATGCCGCCAACAAATGAGGCACAGGCAACAAGCAGAGGTGAGTGTGGGTCTTGTGGCTCATCCGATGGCAACGTCCACTACGACGATGGCCACGCCTACTGCTTTGTCTGCGAGAAGTTTACACCACCACCCAACCAAGAAGGACACACACCAATGCAAAACACAGTTGTAAACCTACCTACATCAAAGGCTACTACTACCCTGTCCCAGGGTCAGTTCTCTGCCATCCCTGACCGCAGCATCAGCCTAGAAGCCGCAAAGACCTATGGCGTTACACAAACAGATGGCAAGCACATCTACCCATACTACGACATCAACGGCAACCACGTTGCCAACAAGGTGCGGCACGTTGCTAACAAGCAATTCAATGCAGAGGGTGTCATGCCCCACGCCACCTTGTTCGGCCAGCAGTTGTTCGGTCGGGCTGGTAAGTTCATTACCATCTGTGAGGGTGAGCTTGATGCGCTGTCTGCCTATCAGATGATGGGGAGCAAGTGGCCTGCTGTGTCTGTTCGTAACGGCGCACAGTCTGCACTCAAGGATTGCAAGGCACAGTTCGAGTGGCTCAACAAGTTCGAGAACATCGTGCTATGCTTTGACAACGACGAACATGGCGCAAAAGCGGCTGCTGCAGTGGCTCAGTTGTTCGAGCCTAACAAGTGTAAGATTGTCAAGCTACGTGCTAAGGATGCCAACGAGTATCTCAAGCACGGCAAGACCGAAGAGTTCATGCAGCGTTGGTGGGATGCACAGCCACACACCCCAGCAGGTATCGTAAGCCTCAAGAACTTTGACGGGCTGTATGAGACAGACGACAAGGAGAGTGTGCCTTACCCTTACGAAGGCTTGAACGAGATGCTGTATGGGATGCGAACTGGTGAGCTTATCACCTTCACTGCTGGCACTGGTGCTGGTAAGTCAAGCATCATGCGAGAGCTAGAGCATCACCTGCTCAACAACTCCAAGCACAACATCGGCATCGTCAGCCTTGAGGAGAACGTCAAGCAGACCATCTTCCACCTCATGTCGGTAGAGGCAAGCAAGCGTCTATACATTCAAGAGGTTCGTGACACCGTGCCACAAGAGCAACTCAAGGCATACGAGGAAGCAACTGTAGGCACAGGCCGTGTGTTTGCATTCGACCACTTCGGCTCCATCCAGACGGACGAGATACTTGCTCGTATTCGTTACATGATTAAGGCTCTCGACTGTAAGTTTATTATCCTTGACCACCTATCCATCTTGGTATCAGGTCTTGAGGGTGACGACGAGCGGCGCAACATTGACAAGATGATGACCAACCTCCGCTCTCTTGTAGAAGAGACGCAGTGCTGTGTCCTGCTTGTCTCTCACTTACGCCGTGCCTCTGGTGACAAGGGTCAGGAAGAGGGCAAGGAGATTAGCCTGTCCATGCTACGTGGCTCACACAGTATCGCTCAGATTAGTGACGCTGTGATTGCAATGGAGCGTGACCAGCAAGCTACCGACCCTATCGTTGCCAACACAACCACAGTGCGTGTCCTTAAGAACCGCTATGCTGGTGAGACTGGTGTCGGTGCTTACCTGTTGTATGACCGTGACAGTGGCCGTATGCAGGAGATTGACGACCCTAACAAGGAAGACTTTGACACTGTAGAAACAGGAGGTTATCTATAATGCCTTCCAGAAGAACTGAATGGCGACATAAATTTAGGGAGCGTAATCCAGAAGCTTACTATGAT